GGGGTAACTGGTTGCCCGAAAAGGCGCAATTTTTTCGTCGCGCATCGCATTTAATTCTCATGTTTGCGTCTCGTTAATCGAGATCGGATTGGCGTTTTTATTATTCCTCGGCTTCTTTGGCCGATTGGCTGTAATTGTATTTATCTATCGTGTTATTTTCATATTATATGGACACTTACCACCGCTCATACGCATGGAATCTGTTATCAACAGCTATCCTTATTGCGTATGCTCAATGGAGAGCCTTGAGCTTTCGGCATAGGACGACAGCCCCCGCCGAAGCGAAGCTGCCTATCCCGAACGCGATCCTGACATGCTCAACGGAGCCGCCCGTCGCCCTCGACCCGTTTATGGCAAGCAACGCCTAAACGGTTGACCGCAGCTTGCGAGGGGTTTGCTCCCCCGGCGATCCTCCCTCGGTCTTTCGGACTGGAGTTCCGGCTTGATCGCAGCCCACGCTACCGGAAGGACTGCGCCCGCGCGGGACACTCAACGCAGTCGCCAGAGGATGACTCCGGCAAATCAGTAGGTATCGCAGCGAATATCCGCTCGTCAAGAACAATGGCATCTTGAGGATAACATTTTTTTGAAAGCCTCTTGCCTTTTGTGTAATCATCATGATAACACTGGAGGACAAATCAGAGGCCGCTATGTCTCCCTACCTTCGATCCGACCGCGTGATTTCAGACATGGCGATGGCCCTGTCTTGGATCTCCGACCTTTCCGACATTCGCTTAGTGCGCCGGGAATTGTCCTGCGCCGGCTTCAACGAAGACGACGTGGATCACTACGCCGAGTGCGCCGTTGTCTACGCCATGCACCGCCGCGCGCTTATGGGCGGCCCCAATCAAATGACCGCACCGGAGACGCATGATGAAGATAAGTGACGCGCCTATGACCGCTGACATCGCCGGCGCATTACAGCGTACCGATACTTGGTATGCCGACCGCTGCGGCAAGGTGACGGCCAGCCCGATCCTCAAGGTCTATAAGAAGCTTAAGAACGGCGGCTATTCGTCAGAACGCGAAGGCTACTTCTATCAGGTCTTAGCCGAAGTGCTGACCGGCGTTCCGGCGTCCGGCTTCAAGAACGCCGCTATGCAGCGTGGCATCGACAAGGAAGCCGAGGCGCGCGAAACGTATCAGCGCAAGACCAATTATCCAATCTACGAAGCGCCGTTTATCCCGCATCCGCGCATTGATCGCGCTGGCGCAAGCCCTGACGGCTTTGTCGGTGAGGACGGCCTTGTTGAGATCAAAGCGCCCACGGCGGCTACCACGGCCAAGGTGCTGCTAACAGACTATCTCGACGAGACTTACGCCGCGCAGATTCAGTGGCAACTCGCCTGCACCGGCCGCCAGTGGTGCGATTACGTCGTCTACGACGACCGTATGCCCGAACACCTTCGCCTCTACGTCCGTCGCATCAATCGCGATGACGCGCTGATCGCTGACGTTGAGAAAGAAGTCGTGAAATTCCTTGACGAGATCGACGCCGCCGTTGCGACGCTGACACAGAAATACGCTGCCGCGTAAGCGCCAGATACGAAGTAGCTGCTTAATCAGGAGAACAATATGAAGCTTCCGAAACCAAGTGAAGGCGGGAACCGTGAACCCGTCCCGGCCGGCACACACCTTGGCCTATGTTACCGTTTTATCGACATGGGAACGCAGAAGACGGAGTATCAGGGGCAGGTCAAGATGACCCGCCGCGTGATGATCTCTTGGCTTGTTCCCGACGAGCTTATGTCGGACGGCAAGCCGTTCTCGGCGCACAAGACCTACGCTTGGTCAATGCACGAAAAGGCTACGCTGCGGCATGATCTGGAAAGCTGGCGCGGTATGGCTTTTACGCCGGATGATTTCGGCAAGTTCGACACGAAGAATCTGCTCGGCAAGCCGTGCATGTTGACCGTGACGCAAGAGACGAAGCCAGACGGCCGCGTCTTCTCCAACGTGTCCTCAGTCGGCAAGCCGATGAAGGGTCTGGTCATACCGAAGCTGACGGAGCCGACCGTGTATCTGTCGCTTGAACCGGGAGACTTCGATCAGGCGGCTTACGATACGCTTGGAAACGGCCTTAAGGAGCGCATCGCGCAGTCGCCGGAGTTTAAGTCGCTCGGCGCAAAGCAGACGCAGGAAGCTTATTCCGATGACAGCCTGAGCGCTGGCGCTGATCCGTCCGACGATATTCCGTTCTGACATGAACAACGCATTCGCCGGCACCTACAGCGATTTGCGGTTTGTCAAAAGCCGCAAAGTCGCACAGGTCGTAATCGAATTGCCAATCGAACAAGCCAACCGCTTTCTTCAAGCGTTTGGCGCTCCCGACCCGTCTAGCGAAAGTTGGGTAGCAATCGCGAGATTAAATCATGCACCTGAAACAGAAGAAGCCGTCGAGCCTGAAAAGCCACGCCGCCAGTGGAATGACATGCGCCCATCCGGTCGCGCGGCTTTGCTCTGCAAAGAAACGTCCTTCATGGCTTTTCTCAAAGTCCGTTCTGAAAAGGAGGCGGTTGAGAAGCTGCGCTCTCATTGCGGCGTCAGAAGCCGCAGCGAGCTAGATGAAGACGAGACTAAGCGTATGAAATTTGAATTTGTTGAGCGCGACTTTGAGAAGTGGCGCGAGCAAAAGCATTTTTGAGGCGACGTAAATGGCTGACCGGATTCAAAGTTCTGCCGCCGCTAAGATGCTAGGTATTTCTACGCGCCAGATTCAGCTTATGGCGGCAAGGGGCGAATTGCCCGGTGCCGCTAAAATTGCGAGTGTGTGGACGTTCAATCCAGAAAAACTAGAGAAGTGGATTGAGGAAAGGGAACAGTCATGTCAGCAGAAAACCCTGACAGAAATCTCGTTCGTCGCGGAGAGACATATTGGATTCGAGCCTACGTCAAAGGAAAGCTCATCCAGAAGTCGCTACGAACAAGCGATGTCAAAGTTGCGCGAAGTGAGCGCGACAAAATGCTCAAAGAAGCAGCCGATTGGGCCTATCGCGGAGATCGTGTTGTTACATGGCTCGACGCGGTAGCCGAGTGGATCGACCACGAAGGAAAGCATCTGCCGGCGAACACCGCCAAGCGCTACCTTGTTTCGCTGAAACAAGTGGAGCCGTTCTTTGACAAACTGAATATTGCCGCGATCAACGGCAAGATTGTTGGCGATTACGCCAAAGTGCGCAGGAAGCAAGGCGTTTCACCGGCGACGATCCGGCGTGACCTGACGGCTATATCGCGGGTGCTTGACTACGCCATTACGGAAAACTGGCGCGAGGATAATCCCACGCTCAGCCGCCGGCGGCTTATCAAGGAGCGGCGCGATCCGATCACGCTCCCTTTGTCGGAGGACATTGAAGCCATTATTGCCGCCGCGACGCCGGAGTTTGGCGCACTGATTCGGGCGGCGTGGCTGACCGGGTGCCGTCAGAACGAAATCGTCACCGTCCGCTGGCGTGATTATGACGCCGTGAGGAAGACGCTGCGGGTCATAGGCAAGCGAAACAAGATGCGGGTCATATCCTTGCGCCCGACGCCAGAAAAGGACTCCACGGCCTTCTTTGAGGCTCTGCCGAGGAAGCGTGGCACTGACCTGATATTCCCCAAGGACAACGGCTTTATTTTCGCGCAAGCAGCGTCCGACTTCACGCACCTGCGCCGCACAGTGATGACGAAAGCCGAAAAGGAAGGCCGCCGGTTTGACCGCTTCCGCTTCCATGACCTGCGCCACCTGTTTGCCGTCGAAGCGCTCAAGGGAGGCATGAATATTTATGACCTGCAAAAGCACATGGGCCACTCATCCGTGAAGGTCACGGAGGATTACCTTGAGCATCTGACGCCAGACGAAGCGGCAAGAGCGATCAGAGGCGTGTCCGACATGTATATGCAAAATCATATACAGCGCGCTTAAACCGGCAATCTGTAGATAAAATCTGGCAAGCAAAACATGAGGTTAGAAAGTATGCAGCTAAACTCACCGAATGTCTTGAAAACCGCCGTGGGGGCAACTCCACCGAGAGTTCGAATCTCTCCCCTTCCGCCACTAACCAACGGAAATATCAGGCATTTTGGTTCCGGTAAAACCGGAACAAAACGCTTTGCGTCCGACGCAAAAAGCGAACAAAAAGCGTCCCTGCGCGTATACAGTATATACAATTTTATATACAGCTCCGGCCGCCGATTCCTCGTTTGTTCACGGGGGGCGGCATGAGCCAGCTATCCGCCCAATCCATCCGCCGGCTCTGTCAGGCTGACCCGCCGCTCATCACCCCGTTCGTCGGGGAGAAGACGGTCGTGAACGGCAAAAGCTATGGCTTAAGCGCTTGCTCCTATGACGTGCGAATCGCTCACAAGCTCTGCCTTCTGTCCGGCCAGTCGGCGCTCGCCCACACGGTTGAGGATTTTCACCTACCCGATGATGTCGTGGGCTACGTCATCGACAAGTCCACTTGGGCGCGTCGGCACGTCACGGCGTTCAATACGCTGCTCGACCCCGGCTGGCACGGCAACCTGACGCTGGAGCTTGTTAATCTAGGCGTGACGCCGGTTGAGATCGCTGCTGGCGATCCAATCTGTCAGATCGCGTTTCACTGGCTCGATGAGCCTACGGAGCGCGCTTACGCCGGCAAGTATCAGGCGCAGACAAAAGCCGCACACGGCCCTCGTCACGAACACGACGACGGGAGTTGGGCCGGATGACTATTAGCGCGAAGGCCGTCGCCCGCCGTCAGGCGGCCATACGTCGGGCCGCTGCTGACAAGCCTGCTTACGAAGTCATCGGAGAAGTCGAAGCCGTCACGCGCATGGTTGTGGCGGCTACCGGCGAGAAGCCGCATGGCGACGAAGCATACACAGGCCGCCGGCTTATGCCGTTGAGCCTGCCGCGCCTGAAATTTCTGGAGCGTGATTATGACGCCGACTGAAATGATCTTCGACGCCGGAATCTACCTTGGCTTCTTTGCCTTTGGGATGGCGGCTGGAGCGTTTGTTTTCTGGATGGAGAAAGCGCGTTGAAGCGTTTCCTGTCTTTGTTTTTCCGCAATCGGAAATCGTGCGTGTGGGGTAGCCGCCAGCCCCGTGTGCGCGTTCGTATTCAACTGGACGGCAATGAGGTCACGAAATGATGAGACTCGTTGATACGACTTACGGCCTGTCAGACGAAGCGCTGGACGCCCGTGCCGGCGCTATCGCGATTAACGCCTATATGGCGCAGCTTCGCGCTCTTAACCGCCATGAGCTTCCGATCCTCGACGTGGACTATCGGAAGATTGAAATGCTTAAGCGCGTTCTGACAAGCGCGAACGCCGTCGATGCGGCGTCAGCCGAAGGCGCGATGTTCTCGCCCGTTCAGGCGAAGGTCACGAAGAAGTTCTCGCAGATTGAATCCGGCTTAGCGGCTGCGCTTGATCTGATTGATGACACGCCCGCCGAGGAAATCGTGAAGGCGGTTGCGACGAAGAAGTCTGCGGCGGCTGCGTGAAGCTGGCGAGGGAATTGATAGAGGTGCTTTTCGGCATCCTCTTTCTCGGTGTGGCCGTCTTTATCCTGACGGCCACGCTGACCCGCACGGTGTCAGGCCAGCCGGAATACCGCGCTGATCTAAGCCTTCCGCCGTCTTACCTTATCTGCCAGCAAGACGCAGGCGGAAACTGCTGGATAAGAGCGCATTGACTGACGAGACAAAGCCTAGCGCCTACGCTCGAAAGAAAGAGCGTATGGCCGCCGATCCTGAATATGCGGAAAGGATGAGGGAAGAATGGCGGCGTGCGCACAAAACTCGATACGCCAAAGAGACGCCGGAGGAGCGCGAGGAGCGCAAGCGGAAAAACCGCGAGGCGTGTCGGAAACGCTATGCTGAATGGAAAGCTATTCAGCCGCCAAAGGAGCCTGCGCCCAAACCGGAACGGAAGCCGGCGGCTATCAATAAGCCGAAGCCGGGACGCATCATGGCGCTGGCGGGCTGGTATCGGTGGTAGGAGAATGAAATGACAGAATGGCAACCGATTGATACTGCGCCGCAACCTTATGCTGGTTTTGTTCTTTTAGCTGTTAAATGGAAAAGCTGGGATGGACAAAGGCATATTGGTTATAAATGGCAAACTAGAATTGGATTTTGGGATGACAACGGGTCGCGCTGGTTAGATGCTTCGTGTTTTGGCCGATACCGAGAAGGTAAAATAAAGGGTCATGGGTATGTTATTCATAACATTACTCACTGGATGCCGATTCCAAATCCGCCGCCGGATTTGCGCTTCGTTTAATCACGTCTTAACTCACACCGCTGGCGGATATACATATCGCGCCCCGGCGCTCTGACAGACTGAATGATAGTCGTCGTCGCCGGGACGCCGCAGATGATGACGCCGGGCGGCGCGCGGAAAGCCTGAAAGTCGATGTAATGCTCTTTATCGCACGGCTGTCCGGTTAAGCAGACAAGGGCGATGACATAAAGCGTCACGTTTTACCGCCGGGTAGCGCTGACAGATCGCCTACCGGCAAAGTCTTAAATGACAAGCGGATCGCGCGAAGCATTAAAAGAGCTTCCTTACGAGCCTCATCGTCTTTAACATGATCCACGAGGGCCAGAAGTTTGGTGAAACTTGCTGCCCGAGCAGCCACCGGATCAAGCGGCGCTTCTTCGAAGGGCGAAACTTCGATGTCCGAATAGTCTTCATCGTCATCTCTCATAGCGCTTCTCCCTTGAGTTGAATGGCATGACAGGCTCGCCGCCCTTCTTCCATTGCATAAGGATTGAATAGCTGTTGTGCGGAGGGCCAAGGTCGCCGGCCAGCGTCCAGCCGATCTCAAGCGCTTTCTGCGCCCATGAGTGAGGGACGTAGAGGAAGATTTGCTCACTTACGTTTTTTTGATTTTGATTGCTCATAGCGCTCCCTCAACGCATCAAGAAACATCACGCCAAGCTCAACGGTCGGAGCGCACCAGCACCGGCCGGCGGACGTTTCTGGCTCATCAGGATTGATGATGATGAGCGCCGCCTGATGAATCATCATCTTCTTGAGTGCTAATTGGTGGGCGTAGGAATCCACGACCTTATAGCCAGCGACGCGGACGATCTGGCTGACAATGCCGTCTGGCGTGACAAGCTGCTCAGAGCCGCCTGTATGCTTATGGCCGGCGACGATCAGATGATCGCGGAAGCCCATGATCGCTTCGCGCTTTGGGCCGTGCAAAGAATGGTAAATTGAGTGGCCGGGGAAATCGTGCCTACAGTGAATCCGGGTCACTGTGCCGCAGGGCTGTTTAAGCGCCATGCGAACGCCGTGCGGTTCATAGACGCTATTGGCTTGTCGGGAAATCCAGTGCAGCGGATCGCCGTTCCCCATCCAGAGGTCGTGATTGCCGCCAATCAGAAATAGCCAGCGAAGCGGGCTGACAAGCCATTCAACTAGCTTCCAGCCTTCCGCCGCAGTAGTCGTGCTATGTGCGTACAAAGCACCGAGGCGCCCGATCCAATTATCAAGGTTATCGCCAATATTTCCAGCAAAAACAAAGGGATGGTCGATTGCGATTTGTCTATGTCGTGCCAGCGTTTCAAAATCGCACCCCGGATTATCGACGTGCGGGTCGCCAAAAATCAGCAAGCCGAACGGGCCATCAATATTGACGTTGATCTTGATAAGGTCGCGGGCGTCATCCGCCTGCTTTGTGCGGCGGCTCTCCTCTATCCTATCGGATACAAGCTGCTCTATGTCCCTGACAGGACTCGGCAGCGGAGGCGCGTCAAACCGCTTCGGGTGGAGGTTATTAACTTTTATCCTGTCATGCAGGCTGGAGCGGGCTATGCCCAATTCCTCTGCCGCATGACTAATATTCCAACCGTGTTTTTGAAGCGCAGCCTGCGTCCTCGCCACTTCTTCTGGCGGCAGCGGCCTTGTCGCCATGTCAGTTCTGCTTCGGCGGGCGGCCAAAGTGCCACCACTTATGAGCGATCTGACTGCCGAGCCAAATACAGCCAAGGATAGGAAGCCACAAGGCCGCCGTCTCTGACGTTTCTTTTAGATGAAATGCAGGGCTTATAATCGCGGCTCCTGATATAGCGGCGGTTACTTTTTCCGTCGTCGTTTCGAATAAGGCGTTAATGAAATCCCAAACCGGGTGTTCGTTTTGCGTCATTTCTTCCCCCATCCGCACAGCTTGCCAACTGCATTGTGCGCCTTGATTTGCTCTACCGTCTTTGGAGTATCGCGCTTACTCCAGTAAATTGGCCGTGCGCCGTCGCAAAACGTAAGCGTATCGCTAATCGGGGCGTGTAAATTCGTCGTCTGACATGACGCCAGTAGGATCATTGGCAGCAGCGGCAGCAGCCGCCTCGCGTATTTTGACGGCGGTATGGGCGGCATTGACTTGCGCCTTAAGGTTATCAAGTTGCTGAGCGGTCTTGGCGAGATCGACTAGCTGACGCTGATGCAGAAAGTCGAATACTTTCCCGGCGAGCATGAATAGCCCGCCGAGAATTTGCAGGATCGTTACGATCACTTGTTCGCCGGAGGCGTGGTCGTGATCGAACGCATAACCGCCATCATGACTGACATCGCAATGATCGACCAACCGGCCTTTGGGTCTTGCAGGAAGCTATTCCAGTCGGCCACGGCCAAAGCGCCAAAGGCGGCTGTCAGAGCGGACATAAGGTAGGTGCGCCAGCCGATAAGCATATCTATTCTCCTAGTTGCAGGGGTTACGGGTGTTGTCGCGCGCAATGCACTCGACGTATTTCGCTGACTCACAGCCTGTCAGCAGCGCCGCCGCGCCGAACAGGGCGAGGCAGAAAATGGCCGATACGATCAAAAAGCGAATGTCTTCCTGTCTCATGATTGATTAAACGTGGGTCCACGTTTCCCTTCGTTTTATTGCGCCTATATGACTTGGCGTAACGCCGTAGGCTTCAGCCAGATTTTTTCTTGAGTCGGATGACTTTCTAATTTTCTCTATATCTGAGACAGATAACTTTGATTGAGAGTGACGCTCTCCAATCATAAGTCCGAGGACATCAACGGCGTGTCGGATGTTTTGTGACGCGCTTACCCACTCAAGGTTGCTGATATTGTTATTTGTTTTATTGCCATCCTTGTGGTTCACATAAGTTTTGCCGTCACGCTTTGGCAAAAATGCCTCGGCAACCAGTCTGTGAACATAAAAGTTTTTTATCCTCTTGCCGTTATTAAGCGTTACTTGAGCATATCCATTTGCTTTGATGCTGACAGAACGGATACATGGCGGGGCATACCTTCGGTTTTTCCCGAACTGACGCCATCCACCCAGAAATCGAACGGTCCCGTCCGCAGATATTTCATAGTCATCGAATGAGTTTATTTTCTTCCACATGTTATCGAAGCCTACTAAACTGGAAATGCATACCGTCCGGCATACGCTCGTCGGCGGTGTCGCGGTCGCCATCCCACGAACCACCCCAGACGCCGCCCATCTTCACGAACGGCGCGACGATCTGATCGTAATATTTTGCAAGGTGTGGCGTCTTATCGCCCATGCCGTTACGCGGCGCATCGAAGTCAGCGGCGCAACCGTAGGCGTGCATTGACAGGACGCGACCGCCGCGCATGACGCGGTAGTTGTAAGCGCCGCCAAAGTTGTCCATTCCCCATTCGCGGATGACGTTCTTATTCTGGCCGGCGTTCTTCCAGACTTCCTCTGTCCACGCCATCCACGCATCAGCGGTCTTTTTATGCACGCGCATCCGACAGGGCTTGCCGAGGAAAAAGAGCGGGAAGGCAGGGCTTATCAGGACAAGATTAGCCGCTTCCCACTGACGCGACGCCAATCCGTTCTTGCCGCGCGGATTGCCGTAGAAGTCATCGCATTGAGACTGTAAGGGCCAATTCATTTCTTTGTCTTTCCAAGCTTTCTATTTTCGCTGGCCTTGTCGCAATACTTTCTCACCACGCGAAAATAGTCTTCGCGCGTCATCGGTATGCCGAGACAAATGCCTTGAAGGATTGTGAAATTAACGTCGTGTTCTAGTCGCCAGCGCGTGACTATGTGCCTGACCCAACGGGCAAGCTCAGCGTCGTCGTGCGTAGGCAGGGGCATTTTCAGCACGCACCCAATCAAGGGCGGCCAAAAAGAACAGGTAGAAGACTGAAATCGGGATCAACTGAAATCCCATGATATTGTCGTGCATGACGGCCTCCGTCAGAAAGCCTCCCAAAAACCCTTTATTATTTTCATGACAAAGCCGGCGCAGATCAGGCCCATGCCGTAATTCATTATTCGGTAAATCAGCGCCAGATGATCGGGGTGCATCATTAGCGCTTTCTCACTTTATCGACGGCAAGCCGTGTAACGATAATCGCGACCGTCAGAACTAGGCGGGCGCGAAAGGCGTATCTGCTCAAGTGATCTGATTTACGGTGGTTGGCGCCGAGTAGCTGGTTTCGAGCAAAATAAAACCAGAGGCGTCTTCCATTTTTATCTTCGATGAATTGTCCTCCATCAAAAGATACATTGTCGCCTTAAGCCCTGAATTTATTTGATCGTCATACGTCGATCCGTTGGCTCCCGGCGTAAGCTGATTAGTCGATGTCGCGCCAGAAGTACCCGGCGTGATTTGATTTGTGCTTGACATTAAGGACGCCTCGAATCAGGATTCTCGCCTTACCGTGAGGGCAAGCCATGATTAGAATTTCTGTATTTGCGTTGGCGCTACTTGCATCGCCATTGGCGTTTGCACAGCAAATCACTGCGGATCACTTCGACATGCTGCCGAAGAAAGACCCGGCCAAGGAGATTGCTGACGCTATTGATAGGCAAACGTGGGAGCAGCGTTTTGCCAATGACCGCCGCGACTTTGAAATGAGCAAGCAGACCGATGCGCTCAACAGCATCGACGACTCAATCAAGCTTCAATCGCTTACGCGCGGCCCTTGGCCTTACTGAAAGGCCGGCTGTCCTTCCATTGGCAGACGGAGCTTCCGTGGACGCTTAATCTTGTCAGCGCCAAACTCGAAGCCTTCGTCTGCAATGCCGCCGCTAATGTCAGAAATGTCAGCCTCAGAACCGTTGCGGATCAGTTCTTTCCTAGCCGCCGGCCAGTTCTTAGCCACAAGGCCTGTCTTATAGACGCCGGCCATCGCATATCGGCGGGCGACCTCATCGGCCAAGGAAGGCGATATTGCTTTAATGACAGCATATTGTTTGTTTACGTCAAGTATATTTCTGCCTTCATACCCCGGCTCATTCGTCATAACGAGCGCGTTGCGCATTTCCTGCGCGCCTAGCTGATGAATGGCCTCAATAGCCGCTTTACGCATAGGCCGGCTTAACTGGATCGTCTGTCCGGTTTCGCTGTCAGACAGGATATTAGAACCAATCTGGCGGGCTACCTCGCCAAGCTGCGCTAGAGCGTTCTGCGCCCTTGTCATGGGATGGATGCGGCGCTGGCCTGCATCAAAGGCTGACTTGCCGTCATCCGTGCCAGCGGAGGCAAGAAGCACATACGCCTTCTGGTCTGCCTTAAGACCGTTGTATAGCTCCTTCGCGTCAGTCGGCCGGCGCTTCTTGATAAGCTCATCAAATGCGGCAACGGCGCTGACGTAATCGCCCGTCTTCTGCGCAACGTGCTGATAGTATTTTGTGATCGTGTCGCTGGTTCTTGTCGGGTCTTTGATATACCTGCGTAGAAATACGGTATCTTCAAACTGCGCCGGCGCTGATGTGTCAGACGGCGTGAACCAGTGGGACGCCGCCATCATGTCGCGTCCGGTCGTGCCGAAGGCCGTGCCAAACATATGCTCAACCTTAATCGGGGAGAACGGTTTGGCTTTACCGAACGCCTCGCCAGTCGCCTGATTAAGATAGTCGGCAATGATTTTAGAAGTCTGCCCAATTCCTACAGCCAACGGCGCGGTGCGCTCGTTGTATTGCAGATGCGGCGTCTCGTTAAACTTCTGCATATTCTCCGGCACGATGTCCCGGCCGGTATAAGTGTCAACGCCGGTCGCGCCTTCATAAGACGCTTTGATAAGCGGGTTCTCTACGATTGGCATGGGCGGAATAAGCGTCTCCCACGCAGCCGTTATAAAGTTGGAGGCAGCGCGTGGGTCTTTATTGTAAAGCGCTGCAAAAGCCTGCTCGCCAAGTGTAAAGCCAAGGCTCAATTCAAACGGCTTTGGAATATCGTATTCCTTGCCGCCGGCCGAGAACACGAAATGCGTTCCTTTGCGCTTCGGGTCGGCGTCGCGGTAGACCTCATCCTCATTATTCACTGCCGCCCAAATCGCTCCTAGCGCCGATCCAACAGCGGCAAACTTGAACATCGCCATATAAGCATTTGCGACATCAAGCTTGTCCTGCACAGTCAGCACGTCGCCTTTAGCGGCGCGGGCAAGCGGCTCAAGCATTGTCCGGCGAGCCTTATCAAGCGCCTGAATATTGGCGTTCCAGAAAGGCGTAAGCTGGCGGATGATGAACGTCTTCGATCCGTGCCGGCTGAAATCAAGGATGTCCGTTCCAGCCCATGCGGCTTCCATGGCCGCTTCATAAGGCGACATGCCGGCAGAAAGTTTCTGCTCGTAAGCTTTAGCGAAGATCGAATTGCGCGTTCCCGCTTCCGAGATTTGCGTTCCTTCAATAAACGCCAGCGGGTTCTTCGTTCTCTGCTGTAGCCAGTTCTTGCGGCCCAGATCGTCTATGCCAGCGCCAACCGCCATGCCAACGGATTCGTTGACAGCGCCGCCGGCGGACTGACCGCCAAAATACCCGTAAAGTTGCGCTGCCTCGTCCTGTGTAATTTCCGACCAGACGCCCCGCGCACCATCCCAAAACGGGATATAATCAGGGCGCAGGATGCCGACCGCCATCTGATCGCGGACAAGGTTGGAGATCATAAACGTCGGCTCAAAAACGATACCGGCGCGCTGTATGTTGCCAGCCGCCTGCATGACCTGCGCAGCCACGTCCTTGCCAGCCGTCGGCAGGGTCATCATGGCCTCATAGATCGCCATGCCTTCCTTGCCGGCCATAAGGCGAACGGCTTTCATTTCGCCGGCTTCTTTGTAGAAGACAATCGGCTCGCCGCGCTTTTCGGTCGGCATTTTCTTGAACATCGTGCCGAGAAGCGGGTCTTCTCCAAACACGTTATTGATCGACGACATCAAAAGCTCAGCGTCGTATTCAGGAATGCCGTTGTCTTTCGCCAGCTTTTCAATGCTAGAGCGAACATCAAAGGTAAGCGCTCTGACCTCGCTGGCCGGCACAGGCTCGACCATATAGCCAGACGGCGCACCAGCGCGGGCGGCAAGATCAACGAAGGCGCGGATAACGTCGTTGTGGCGCAGAGTCCGCTCAATAAGGAACGTCTGCTGCATAATGCCTTGCAGCGGATTGATAATATCGCGGGACGAACCGCGCAGTGTCTTTATCGTATCCGTCAGGCCGGGGCTGTCAGGGGACGCGCCGGGACGGACGCCTGACAGGGGCTTGTCAGAAACGTCACGAAACATCGGGACGTAGAACGGCGTTTCGGAAAGCTTATCGTAAAGCTCCTTGTCAATGATTCCGCCGTCAAACTGCTTTTTGAGAAGCTGCTGCGTATAGTCATGAACCATCTGAGCGGCTTGCTCATATTGCTGATTTTCAGCCAGCATAGCCGCCTTGGCGCTTTCGACGTTCGCTTTTGTCCAGTTGTCAGGCAGAGGATAGCGCTCGCCAAAGTCGCCGGCGTTATAGCGCTCAATCAATACCTCGGCACGCTTGATCGCAAGGAACAAGCCAAACTCATCGACCTTGACGTTATCCCATCGGCCAAGCAATCCCGGCTCGCCAACCGCCACGGCAATGGCGTCATGCAGGGACGGGCCGGTCGGGACGGTGCTGCGGTTAGGCACGACGCCGTAACGCAACTGGTAAGCCGCACCCTGCGCCGAACGGGCGAACCACATCCGCATAAGGATGTCAGGACGCTCGGCCGCGCTCATGTCTACGACTTGCTTGTCGTTGGCCTGATAGACCATCCGCGTCAGGTCGCGGGTCGCACGGGTCAGCGGGTCATAGGCGTCAAGGACGGACGTATAAGCGTCAGCAAGAACGCGCCCAATCGTCGCGGTCAGGCCATTTTCCTTATAGGAGCGGACAAGCCCTCTAAACCAGCCCTGCGGTTCAACGCCTGTAATGCTTGCACCTAATTGAACCGGCGTGGGCGCGGAGATAAACGCGGCGTAATTATTCGACGCCTGCGCCAGAGCATTCATTATCGACGGATCGCGCTGGCCTAAGAAGTCAGTAAAGACAGGCGTGAAGTTTGGAGCGTCCTTCATCGCGGAAGCCGGATTCAGGATAAACTTCACCATCCATTCGGCGAAGCCTTCTGACACACTTCCGTTGCCGCTAGGATCAAGCTTTGCAAGCTCGGCGGCGTGATTATTCATCAGGGTTTGCAGGTCGCCGCCGATGCGCTGCTCAATCGCGTGGCCGGCTTCATGGGCTACCGTGTAGAAATCGCCTATCTGCCTGACGCGGCCGACGCCGAATTTGCGCTCATATTGGCCCTGCACATACCGGCCGCCTTGGACGCGACCTTCGCGGACAGGGATGCCAAGCATATCAGCCAGATCAAGCGACTGTTGCTGCAAGGACAGGACTTCGCCGTTACGCGCTTCCGCGATACGACTCGCTTCCTCCGGCGGATAGCTTGGGCCGCGCGTGCGGAATTGTAAGTCAGGGGTATCTTCGCCGGCCAGCTTCGGCGCACCAAACATATCCGTCTGGTTTGTGTTGGCCTCATCAAACATGCCGCCGGCAGGCTCATTGCCGCCGGACAGCGGACGACCTGCCTCAAGGGCTATTTTGTCCGCTTCCGTGACCGGCCTGACGCCGGGAACGAGGGTTTGGTCGCCGGCTGCGGTGCGCTCTGTAGCAAAGAACTTGTGCGCCATGTCATCAAGAGCCTGCACCGTCCGCTCTATAGCAGGCTCTTTCTCTAACTTTGGCGCTTCAAGGTAATCTTTGATCTTTGCCGCAATGTCCGCCGGAACGCCTTTTTCAATAGCTTCCTTGGCGTAAATTTCATTCGACCGATTGGGCTTAAATCCACCGTCCTTGTATATGCTTAAATCCGGGCCGTCCTTGACGATAAAGAAAACATGATCGTCGCGAAACTGGAGACGCAGATTTCCAAGATAGACGTTATTGTCATCCCCTCGGCGGGCGAAGCTTTGATTGCTTACTTCGGCTTCCGGCGCGGCGGCGCTTTTGGCTCCTTGCGCTCCGGCGTCTGATCGCTGGCTTCCAAGCTCTTGCGCGTCACCTGCGCGATTGCCAATCCCTGCGCCGCCATCTGTTTCAGCCGCTCCCCGGAGGGCAGAACGTATTCTGGCTGTAGCGTCGTTGAGCGAGATTTTTCCATTTTTAAAATCCTTGGCGGCGGCCTTTAATTCATCACGCAGCGGGCCGGCGGAATAGGCGTCAGAGGCAAGGCGCTTAGCAAATAGCTCGGCCTCGTTCGTGACCTCTTTGGCCGCTTCCCGCTCAATGCTTGAGCCAGTCTGCTCAATACGCTCGACGTTGGCAACCACGCGCTGAAAGAGGGTTTTGTCCTTCTTAAGCTCTTGAATTGCCTTGCTGACAATCCGCATTTCCTCGCCGGCCGTGCTGTCAGCCGTCTCAAGGTCAGCGAACATAGACCCCTGCGCACCCTCCTGCGCTTTCTCAAGCTCAGCCTGCGCTACGCGCTGGACGAGGACAGACGCCTCTGTCTCATTGCGCGGTTCAAAGCGGGCCAGCGCTTTGATTGCGGCTTCCTGTCGGGCCGGATCGTTCGGGATACGCTCGCCTACGATTGCGCCGTAGTTCTCCGGCACAACGTCGTTGACGACCATACGGAAAGGTTCGTCGGACAAGCGGGATAGAGCATACGCCTGACGGGACTTTCCTTCTGACAGCGGCAGCGAACCATCCATCAGATCAGGCCGCGAGCGCAGAACCTTTGCGCCGTCCAGCGCTGAGCCGGAGCCTTCGGCTATATTCTTGACAGCGGCAATCGCGCGAACGTCTTCCGCCGATATGCCGTCAGCCTCGCGATACAGCAGGCCGGGAAGCTTGATGTCGGTTTCGTTGCCCTGCTCAATAAGGCGCTTGGCAAGGCCGGTGCGCTGGTGGCCGTCAACGACGTAAAGCTCGCCGTTTAAGCCCTGCCAAGCGATAACTTGATTGCCCTTGGCCTGATCCCATTTCGTGACCGACTTAAGACGGCTTGTAACACCCTGCTCGTCGCCGCCCTCTTTGAATTGGAAGCGCTTGGCGTCAACCTTCATTTCGGTTGGATCAAGCATGAATATGCCAGCCGGCCCGCCTTCTGTAGCCGGCGCTGTCATAGCGTTCGTTTCAGGCGTCAGCGCAGGTATCTTAGCGCTGCGGTCGCCAACGGGAATGCTATCTATTGCTTTCGCAGCAGACATCGCCGCTTTAGGACGACGCTCAGTCTCGGCCTTTACAAGAAATTCATTTGCGTATTGCGCGAGCCTGTCTAACAACACACCCGCGTCACTTACGTCCCCACCAACTCTAAGGCCGGTGTAATTGACCGTCTCCCTGAGAATAGGCAGCGGGTCTATGTTGAGCGCATTCATGTCCTCAATGGCTCTAGCCAGAGAGAGAAGGGCGATGCGCTGCGTTTCCGTGTGGCTTGATTCCGGCGCGGATATGTCAGGAAGCTCAGGAGCAACCCAAGCCAATTCCTTAGAAAGCTGGCCGGTATCGCCGTTTGCCGCATCCTGAACCGCAAACTCCAGATTTGATAAGCGGTCGCGGAGAGACTTAAGGCTTTCCGTGTTTACGATGGAATAGCCGTCCATCCCATAAATAATACCATTTACTTCCTTGGCTTCCGGCGTGTCATAAGAGCCAAACTTATCGTAAATAATATCATCGACTTGATCTATGCGTCCTCGGCGGATTAAGCCCTTTACCTTCTCCGCGTCCTCGCCAAAAATTCTGTCAATCTCCGCGTCTTCGCGCTTCTGACCGACCTCGATTAAAGCGTCGATGTCTTCTGTTCTAGGCGCTGACGCAAAGCGCATCGCATCTATTGAGCCGCCGTTGAGCGCGCCTTGCGTGTCAGATAACATATCTGCCGCATTGAGCCGGTTTGGTTTTGCAGCGCTATCAACCGTAGCGGGAAGCGATGCCTGTGTGGGAATAGCCTCTACCGTTCCGACTACATCAGTCGCCGGCTGTCCGGCCTCCGTGCGCGCGTCAAACAGGTTCGCGCCCATTTCGCGCGGCGTCTCTATAATGTCCGTAGGAGCGCGGAAGCCGGCGTCAGCTTCCTTGATGCGCGTCATCGCCTTTTCGGCAATACGGCGCTCAAAGCCCTCCATCATGGATTTGCCGGTCGGGCTGTCAGCAAACGCCTGCGCCGCCTTGCCAGCCGCCTTGCCGGCAACCTCAAAGCCAACGTGCAGGCCCGCGCCAACGACAAAACCCTCCAGCGGAGCCAGCGTCATTTCCCACGGATCAAACTCGCGCTGTAGGCCAGCGGATATGCGTCCATTCTGGATGACGGGGTTGACCGTCGCCATGAGGGCGGCCTGCCCCAAGCCGGTATCAACGGCACGGTAGGCCATGCCGGGAAGATATTTTTCAGCAAACGCGACGCTGGAGCCAAGGGCGGATGTTGCTTTAAGGGCAGTCAGACCTTTGACGGCCGGCAGGGCAAACGTCTCCGGCGAGGCGGAGCCGCCGACAAGGCCGCCCAAAATATCCGCCGTCTTCTCGCCGGCAGTCTGCGCCTCCGGGTAGGACTTGTTCTTGATCTCGGCAAGCTGCGCCTGCGTCATGGGCGCATTGGCGGCGGTCGAATCTTTGGCCGCTTCAATAAGCTTAAGGTCGTAGCCAAAGCGATCCGGGTATTGTTCCGGGTAAAGGGTTGAGAAGTTAGACTGCTCTTTCGCCTCGCCTATGCCAAAGATCGTGTCCTTGTAATAAGACGCCCGCGCCGTGTCGTATGCACGGTCAATAAATGACGGCGGCTTCTTGCTCTTGTCATCGACGTATTTGTCAAAATACGACTCGTCTTCCGTCGCCGGCGCGTTGGCGCTGACAGGCGAACCGATGTCGATGGGGGGAAGCTGTTCTGTCATTTACGGGAGCCGTCCGGGTGTGATTTCTTTGGAAGCGCCGAGAACGCGCTCGGCAGCGCCGGGGCCAAATGTGCGATTAAACGCCTTGACGCGACCGGGAGTCGGCTGAGCGATAATATCGCGGATGGCGTCATCATTCGGCATCGGGAATTGCGGCTGGTTTTGCTTTTGGATTTCCGCCGCGACCGCCTCGCCTTCCGGCGTCGTGCTTGCGCCGTAGTCAGGGAAAGCGTCACGCGGCGTCGGAGCCGGGGCGGCAGGAACGCCGGCGGCAGCAGCCATCGCGTCATTTGTTTTAGTCACGTCCAGCGTCGCGACTTCCGTGTCGCTGACCGGCTGGCCCATGCCTAACTTCTTAAATATGCGTGCGGCCTGCTCTTGCGTCTGCTGGTCGGCGCGAGCCGTATTGAGCGCAAAGCCGATAACGCGCTCAGCCAGATCGTCGCCGTAGATGGCCGCAATCTTCGGCACGACTTCCTGTAGCGCCTTCTTTTCCTGACCGGGAAGCGCCATCGTGACCGGAGCCATAAGCTCCTTCGCTTCCGCTTTAGTCGCCGGCATCTGCGCTTCCGGCGGAATGCCTAATCTTTCAAATGTCCTTAGCCGTGCGGTCGCAAGATTTTTCTTGGCCTCAATATCGCCTGACGCCGCTTGCTGACGAAGGTTGGTGTCAATAAGCGTGTCAGCATAAGCCGACATATCCTCTGACCGCGCCTTCTTAATCTCAACGGCTTTCTTGACGGCGGCGTTATAGTTGGCGTCTAGCTGCGCATAGAGCGGCGTTCCAATAAGATCAGGCGTCGGCTTGATCTGCTCGGCCAGCATGTCCAACTGGCCCGTCGGCGCGTCCTTCATATTAGACGTGACGGTGAATAGGGTAGCGGCGGCTTCGCGCTGCTTGTCCAATTCTGTAACAGCTTGCGGCCCATAGACGGCTTGAAAGCGCTCGCGGAAGCCATCAAGCGGGACGCCGGTGTTGGCGACCATATCAAGGTCTATTTTCAGGTCTTGCTTTAATTCCGTGATCTGCGCCCGCTCCGCAGACGTAACGCGGGAATCGTCGGCAATCGCCTTTTGGAGCATTTGCAAGCGAACATCGACAGGAAGCAGTTTTGCGTCTGGATCGCCAGCGTCCATCGCAATGCTGACATCAGGCGACCCAGACATAGTTGCGTTAAAGGCGGCAATGCTTTTGCGCTGTCCGGCGTCAGACTGCCACGCCTCCCACGTTCCGCCAAGGGAAGACATGATGCGCTTGGAAAGCCCTTCGGATTGAAGGTCGGCAGCAAGGTCGCGTCCTGTTTTGGACTTGTAATCGTTCTGCGCCAGCCACCAAGCGGCGCGGTCTTGATTTGCCGCGCCAAAGTCCGTAGCCCCAACGGCGCTGGCTGCGCGCTGCCATGTATCATTTACAAACTGATAGCGACCCGCCGCAGAGCTTGTCTTTCCGGCGTTTGGCCCATTGACGATAGGCTCAGCAATATTCGGATGATGGGATAAATCACCAAACTCCGCTCCGCCCTTAGCGGTATAGCGGACGTTATATTTGCCAGCGCTTTCCGGGCCGGCAACGCCGTTAAGAAATGCTTTGGCAAACACAGGAAGCTCGTCGGCCTGCACGGTCCCCGGCAAAACACCGCCTAGAGCGGTGATGCGCTCACGCGGCGGCAATAATTCTTTTTGCCCTTTGACCGCATTTACAGTCCACTCATTTCGCTGTTTGTTTATTGTGTCCTGATCGTAGTATCCAGCCGCAGCTAGTTGCTCATAAAGCATACCCGCTGTCTCATGCGCATATGCCCGCGTAGGGTTATCTCCGGTCCGATATGCGTCTGCAAGCTCGACAAGCTTAGAATTGACTGCTGCTATTTCATTGTTTTTATTTATGTTGTAGATATGCTTGTTTGCAAATTCATCTATGCCGACAATATTTCCGGCTGCTTTCAGCTTATAATATTCACGCTGACCTTCTGGTAAATTTGCTGATGACTCGTCTGGTATTTGCGCCAACCGTTCCTTAAGAGCATTAACTTCTTCTACGGTCGTTGCAGTAGATATGGCTTGCTTAACTTTTGATGTTTCAACTAGGTATTTATAGTCAGAGTTGGCCTCATTAAAGCGGGCCTGCATGGCCGCCTCATGACCGAAATAATACGCACCTGCCATAGCGGCGCGCTCAACGCCAGCACTTAAAGCTTTAGCGCCAGCGCCAGTGTCAACGACCTGCGCATCTACCTTTACACCACGCGGCGCTTCAATAGGGTCAATCGGGCGCGCATATGCAGGAGCATTGTAATTAGCGCCGGCACGGCTTCCCTGCCCGCTTTGCAATGGGCCAAGCGAGGTAACGTCAGGCAAAGTTGGCATTTAGTTTCCCGCTATCCGATTATTGAGTGAGGCTTGCTTAGATCGCCGCCGGCATAACGATACGACGTGATTGCAGAACCAACGCCGCCAAGAAGGGTTCCTGCCGCAGCTAATGGGGCTTGCGAGCGCATGTTTGACGCGGCGCTTCTATAGTTTTGCGCAGTCAGCATGGCGGACGTTGCCGCGTTGCCGTAAGAAAGCGCCTGATTTTCATAGCCAGCTTTTTGAGACGCCATAGCACGGCGACTAAGCATGGTCTGATACGCTTGATTTTGGGCGTTCCATTTAGCCGCTACGCCTTGATCGTATATTGAGCGCGCCGTATTCTCTGCTTCGTAGAGAGAATAAAGCTTATTAAATTCGCCTTGTGCGCCAACTTGACCGGCTAGGTCTAACGCTGCGCCACCACCGGCTGACGCTCCACGCGCTTGGATAGCGGATAAAGCAAGTTTCTTTTCGCGGGCGGCATTAAATGCCTTGATCTGACCAGACGCTCTAGCATTGTCCGCGTCGGTTAAAGAGCGACGATATTCGTTTTCGCCTATCTGGATGCTGTAGTCAGCCGCGCGCTTGGCGTCGGCCATAGCCCAATCGGCTTCCTGCGCCGCCAGACGAGCATTAGCCTGTCCAATAATCGACTGAGGTATGCTGGCAAGAGTGTTTGCCGCATTGTTTTCTAGGCCAGCCGCCTGCGATGATGCGCTTTGCATCTGTCCATAAGCGCCGATGCCAGCGCCCAATAGGGATACGCCAGCCGCGACGGGTGCCGCCATTGCCATCTATGTATTCTCCGGGTCAGCTTAACCGCTGGTTTCCATTTCAATCGTGAAGCCCAACACGGTCGCCGGTCGCGGCGATGCGGCTTCGACGTAGACGCGAGAGTCGGTATCCCACGCGCCGTTAAGCTCAAACTGCTGCTGATCGTAGTATTGCCAAATCTTGTTGGCGGCCGTTTCAGCGCCGTCTTCTATCAACGGCAGATCATCCGCCGTATAGGTGCTGGTCTGCATGTCATACTGACCGTAGCGGACGCCCTGATAGTGGGTGCGGTCAAGGACGAAGCCAATCTTATTGACGCGCTTCATCTGGTTGATTGGCGTTCCTTCGCGGGCGGCATAGGCCAGCTTGGACGACACAAACTGCGCTGTATAAGGCAGGCCGACGACGGCTTTCGTGACAGACGTTGACACGGTGATTGAGCCGCTGGAGACGGTATAGGTGCCAAGGTCGCGGCCGGTGCTGTTGGACACGTCCGTCGCCGTAGCGCCCCATACGCTTACCGTCTTGCCTTCTAGGAAAGACAGCCCTGTCAGCGTCGTCGTGGCCGTGCCTTCATAGACCGCATGGCAGTCAAGTAGGCGGTTGATGGAAATGCCCTGACACTGATCGACGCGCGCGAAACGCTCCAAATAACGCTTCGTTGAGCCATTAACGGTGCGGCGGACGACCACATAAACCTGATCTTCCAGCGTCCCCGGCAGAACGGCTACGTTTTCAATAAAGCCGCTGTCAGCCGCCTCAACGCGGAACCACGCTTCTACCTTGTCCTGCTCGTCAAACAGGAACACCGCCGCGGTCCCGTCCTGCCTAATCAGCCACAGGCGGGTGTCTAACTGGCGCTGTATGCCGAGGCTATTGAAGCCGGGGATGCCGATGTCAAGATTTAAGCGCGTAAGATCAATCGTCTGATAGTCAAACGATTGGGTCGTAAAGACAATCATGTAGACGCGGCGACCTGATCGCTGGACAAATATGCCCTTCTGGTCAAGCGTTAGAGGACGAAGATCAGCCGTTCCCTGCGTATTAGAATATTTCAGGTTAAACTTGGCCGGAGTTAAAGGCTCATCAAATGAGCTTGAACGAGCGGATATAATGCCAGCGTCCGTTCCAATGACAAGGCGACCTAATGACATCATAAAGTTTGTATTTTGGATTGGCCCCTTGCCGATAGAACGGTTTATCGGCGCAGCCTCACCTTCCATATCCAGATCGAACGAATAGTAATTGTCCGACACAGAACCCCAGATGCGAGCGCCACCGGCCCACCAGAGGCGGCCTTCGTGGATCGTGACAGACGAAGGCCAGCCCTGATTACTGTCCCACTGAGACAAACGCCACTGCGTCGTGGAGCCAGAGCCGCGCGTTGTGCCACCTGACGTGACGCAGCCGTAAAACGGCTTGAGGATTTGGACTGTAGCCGTATGCGGCACAGACGCCGTGCTGACAGAAATAATGCGGGCGATGCCAGCGCCGCCGCCGCCTGAAATCGAGAGATTGCAGGTCGCCGTCCCCGACGTATAGGACTTAAAGAACAGGCGGTAATACGCCTGCACGTTAGACATATGGTCGTTATACGTCTTGGACTGATTAGACGTGTAAGTCTCTATTTGAACCCAATCGGATATGCCTTCCGGGTCAAACGTTCTTTGAAGCGCTATCGTGCCTGACCACGTTCCGGTGATGGAAATTGTAAATTGACGCTCTGTCGAAGAAATCGTCGTGAACGAACCGGGGGGCGGCGTTCCTGTGCCTCCGTTGGGATCCCAATAGGTTGTCTCGGCCGTTCCGGTTACGAATATCGGCGCAGTAGACGTCTCAGCTACGTTTAGGTCTTCCGTCGTATCTTGCTGCAAATGATACAGGCGAAGAAGCGCACCGACCATTGACTCCTGAAAAAACTGCTTATTCGTCGTAATCGTCGCGTCGCCACGCAGGGCATTAGGCGTGAACCGGAATGTATCATCGCCTGATTTGCCGGGGAAAGGCCCGTCAGCGACTTCATACTTGACGACGGACCATGAATTAAAAGCTCTGCGCTGGATCATATATTGCTGATAATTAGCGCAGGCCAGAAACACCACGTCTGCCGACTGGTCGTATCTAACATAAGGCAGGTCGGCTTCCAGCCACGGCGTCGGGATAATCATAGCGCCGCCGGATTCAACCGTAATAGGAGCAATTTTATACGAGCGCTCGTCCTTGCTTTCTAGCTGGACGTAAACGGTCGTTGTCGTTGGGGCAAAATTGATTGAGTGCGTCCCCGTCTCAAGCATCGTCTCAGGGAAAACGTCGTCGTCTCCCTGCGTCGTTCCGATCTTAAGAGACAAGTTGCCGCCAAGCGTAACGGGGAAACGCAGGCCGTGAGACTTATTCAGGTTTCCGGTGCAGCTTAATGTGCCATAAGCGTATGAAAGCCCGCCCTGCTTGACATCCTTAAATATCAGGTTGCCGGAGCCGTCTACTGTAATTGAAGCGCCAGTAGAGGCCGTTTTAGTCCATGCTGAATATGCTTGAAGCGTGCTGGTTACGGTGTCGCGGGCAACAAGCTCGCCATCCACCCAAACGCGCAGGTTTTGATCCGTAAGCTCCAGAAGCGCCGCATCGTCCGTCGCATAAACGAACTCAAGGATACGGCATTTCTTATCGCTGTAGGTGGAGCCAAGATATTCCGTGCCGGGGCGCAGCGTCATAGGGCCAGCCGTCAACGGAAGCCAGTTGACCATCTTGTCAGCGGACATAGCGAGCCGCTCTTGGTCAACGCGCATAAGAGCAAGGCGTGAAACCTCGCCTCTATTCAGGCTGTAAAATGGCGCGTTATAGCGAGGCATCTATCACCAATTCTTGATTGAATTATTGCCGATATTGCCACGGCGGATGCGGCTGGTCGTCCATGTGCCAAGCGGCCACGGCTGCGGCGGTTGATCCATCGCATCGTTAGCCTGCGCCTTTTTCCAATAGAGCTTTTCGCGAGCTTCTATCCGGTCAGAAAGCGCGTCGTTCTGCGTAATTCTGGCGACAATCGCCCGCGCCAGCGCAACGCCGACGTATTCGGCGTAATCCACCGGCCAGCTTGCCAGCGTATTGCCAAGCGTGCTGGAGACGTAGCGGATATAGAGCGTGTCAGCGTTTGCCAGCCAGTAGCCTTCCTGATCCTGATAATTGCGTAGCGGCGGGTCCATCGTTTCCGACGTGGAAATCAGCGTCGTCCTGATCCAGTCGGCGGGCTTTGGAAACGCCGCCTCATATCCGAACGCCGGCACGACATATGCGTCGGCCGTGATCTCTGTCACGCGCGTCGCCCAATTCCAATTGCCAGCGCGCAGGCACAGGAGAAGCGTGTCGGCGTATTCGTCATCCAAATAACGCCGGCTTTCGCGCGCTTCGCTCAACGACGCAAGCTTACGCTCGCCAAGATGGCGTAGAGCCTTATTGTAAAGCTGTAGTTGCGTCGTTGATGCTGTCATGATTAGGCCGCCAGAGCTTTGACGTGAGATTTGATGTATTCGATTGCCTGCTCGCGCGTCTCATAGCCGTCTTTGATGATCTGGTTGTCAGCCAGACGGACGACAGAGAATTTACGGTGCGGGCCTTTCCACGTCGCCTCAAACTCAGGCGAACCAAGAGCGACCGCAACAGGCTCAAGATCAATCTTGCGAAGGAGGGCGACTTTCGCCCAATTCCGGCCGGCAGCGCGAACATAAAGCTCAGCAAAATAGCTGCCGTCTTCGGCATGAACTTCTACGATGTCGCCGGGTTTGAACTTGTAACCGACAAGCGACCAGAAGGAGTCCTTAAGGACATCCTCAAACGCCGTCCCGTCCTCAGGCACGACATGATGTGTCTGACGGGCAAACTCAATGAAATTGATCCGCGATTCACGGATCATCGGAACGCCTGCTTCCTGCATGTGCTACTCCAAAAAAGACAGGGGGCCACTATGGCCCCCCATCAAAGCTCAATTACACAACGGTCGCGCCGTCAGACGCGACGGCCGAAACAACCGTCAGCGTGCCAAGCGGGGTCGCCGTGTCAGAGACAAGGACGAAATCGCCAACGATCATGCCGAGGCTCGAACCGTTGGAGAAATACTTGCTGCCCTTAACGGTCGCGACTGCATCGGCGGATTTATAAACCCACACCGCAGGAGCATTGCCATCAAGAGCGCCGACCGTAACGCGGACGGGCGGGTTAGTCGTAGCGTAAGCCATTTGGCTTTCCTTTCGTGATCGGAGAAGAAAAAAGGCTCCGGCGTTAGCCGAAGCCTATTGATTAGTACGCAGAGCCGTCGTGACGAACCTCGACGACACCCTTCGTCTGGAGCAGCTTCGATCCCATGAAGATCGTGCTGCGAGCGAAGTAGTAATCGTCTTCCTCGTTGTAGCCGGCTTTGACATCCATTTCGCCGGTATTGACCGCATGGCCGATAGCCGACTTATGGAAGGCGTAGCACTTCTCCGTCGCGGTAGCCGCACCAGACAGGCGGGGATGCCAAATCCAGTTGAAGCCAGCCCAACGCTCAATGCGCTTCATGCCGGGAGCGCCGGAAATGAACGGCAGGTTCATGTCCACCCAATCGCGCGAACCAAATTCCTTGGTCTGCATCAGGTAGGCGCGGAAGGCCGGCGAAGCGACGAAGAACATATTGTCTTCCTCATCGACCGGGACTTCGTTCTTGCCGAGGATGGCCTGAGCCTTCATCACAAGCGCCAGCGACGCCGTAGCCGACGAGCCGGTGTTGTTGGTCGCGTTCGCAAGCTCGCCAAGGATGTCTTGGTCAATCTTACGGTTCATGACCTTGATGGTCGTCTCCTGCATGATGCGGCGACCGTCACCCTGCGAACCGAAAATGTTAAAGCCGGTCCGGCGGGGTTTGTCGTGCCATTCCTGCAAGGTGGCCGTGTACTGGTTAAGGTTGTCAGCGCGACCCGGAATCAGGCCGTTGACACCGCGCGTCACCGCCGAAGCGTTGCCGGAGTCAGCGACCAGAAAGACCGCCTGATTACCCTTGATGACTGCTTCCGTGGTGGCGGAAGCGCGGAGGAGCGACTGGCCCTGTTCGAAACCAGCAATAAACTCCTGACGATACTGTACCTGAAAAGCTGTAGAAGCCATTTTGAAGCACCTTTCGGTTTGGGAAAGACGCTCCGATCTGGTTGTCCGCAGGCGCGCGTCGGCGGGTTGCCCCCGGCCTTAAGCCGGGGAGCCGCCTATCGCCCTACGGGGCATCTCGATAGCGTTGGTTTTGGTTTGCCCTCGCGGGCGGTTACGCAGCGCGACCCTTGCCTTCTCTAGCCAGCTTGGCCTCAAGAAGCTCGTTGTAGCGCGCTTGCATTTTTGAATCGGCCCAATACTCTTTTGTGCCGACCTTCTTCTGTAGAGCGGTTAGCTCATCATCCATCGTGCCAAAGCCGTTGCTTGGAACAACCGTGGCAGTCGGATTTGCTTCACGCGATATTGAAGCCAAAGCTTTCAGCATCGCGGGATGATCGCCCCACCGCCGGCCGTCAGGCGTCCTAGAAGCCAGCATGGCCTCCACAACATCATCCGGCGCATGAGCGGAAAGGGTATTTTTGATCGCATTTATGTTGCGACGGTATTCCTGACCCCACTCGGCGCGAAGCTCATCTTCTCCGCGCTGGTGATTGTTGGCGTCAAATTCTTCGATGATTTGAAGATTGCGCTGCTGAGTGCTGGCGTAGAAGGCAGCAATCTTGTCAGCATATTGCTTCGGTATATTGTTTTCGTGGGCGTATTTGGCGAAGTTCTCAAGAACAGGAACGTCCTGCTCTGACCACTGATGGCCCACTTCGAATTTATACCCATCCGCCGTTTCTGGCACCCCATTTTCGGTGCGCCATGCAGATAATTCTTCCGTTGTCGGATTATCCGGTAAGGCGCTACGCAGATTGCCAGACGACAAACGCTGCTGCGCGTCACGGTATGCCTTTGCCAGATCGCTTGGGCTGTTAAACCGATCAAGCGTCTTGAGATAGCTTTTGTCCTCTCCAGCCAGCTTAGCCCGCCAATCCTGCGGCCAATCAGCCGGGGCGGTTACTGGCTTGTCAGCGGCGTCACCGTCAAGAATGGTGCCGGTTGCAGAAGTAGGAGCGGTTGTCTCGCCACCCGGAGCAGCCGTGTCAGCCGAAGCCACATCAGCTAGTCCGCCAGCGAGGGCGTCCATATCTTCACTCATATAACGATCCTTCTAATGCGGGCGTCATCACGACGAGCCGCGTGGGACAGGGCGCTTCACAGCGCTCTCAATCACCCCTCTGAGGGGGGATTCTTCATGTTGAGCAGAGCAACAATCTCCAGCCCAACGAAGCGTTTCCCAGAAGCAAAAATTGTGTCCCGTTCGCTGTCTGGGTAGTAAGTGTTATCTGGCACGCCACAGCATTGATTGAGTATCCAGTTCAATGCGCGTTTCTGCTGTGACTCGGAAGCCGATCCTGCGGCTAACGCCTTGAGCGCATACACATCGTATGAGTCACAAGGCGATGGCGAGTGAGGTCGCGCCCCCGGTTTTCTTGTGCGTATTTGCGCCATTAAGCGGCTCGCGGGCTTAAGGCGTCACTAAACTTCTTGGCAGCGCCGCCGGCAAATTCCGCCGCCTGCGCACCCTGAGTCAGTTGCGCCATCATTTCCTGCTGCTGCGCCTGCTGAGCCTGCGCCTGCTGCGCCTGCGCTTTCTTCTCGTTGGCTTGCTTCTCATCCACAAACCACGAAGCTGGTGCGCCAGCGCCCTCGGCCGCGTCACGGAAGGCGCGGTCAAAGTTGACATCGTGGACGACCATTGGATCAAGCTGCGCCGCCGTCTGGAGAAGCTGAGCCGTCGAAAGGAAGGCTTGGCTGTTCGCCCGCGTCTGAGCCGCCTGTAGGGGGCTTTCAAACGTAAAGCGGACATTCTGTCCTGACAGGACTGGCGGCATATCCCACGCTGATCCAAAAGCGCCGTTGCGCAAAAGCAGGTCAAAAGTCTTGTCGCAAAGCGCGCCGTTGTATTCGGTCTGCATTGGCTCAAAGAGCGGCGCGGCCCGCCTGACATATTCCTCAACGCGCTTCTGCGTCTCAAAGGCGGTCATGTCGCCTTTCAGTTCGGGAAGCTGAATCTGGTTGAGGTAGAAGGCTTCCATAATAAGCTCGCGAACCTTCTGCTCACGAACATCGCCCCACTGGAAGCCTGACCTGTCAATCGGAAGCGGCCGAAGCGCCTCGCCCGTCTTCTCGTCGTATTCGGCGTCAACATAGGTGATGCCGCCGGCGAACAGATTGACGCCGCCCTGAATGGCGTCACCGACCGCCAGCATGGGCGGATCAACCGCTTTCTGACCAGCTTCCATAAGCGTCAGCGTCATCTGCTGTAGCATACGGGCGTCAGAAATGGAGATTACGGTCGCCGGAGAATACGCATATTGTGACCCAGAAACCGTCTGCCAGCGGGGGATAATATAGCTATTATCCGCGACGGGGACTTCTTCCAAAATAGTTTCGTTGTCGGTGTCGATATATATAGAAACGAACGGGAGCTTACTCTTTCTCTTGAGATCATAGTCTTCCGCCGGCATAATAATGTGCGCGCATTTAACGTCTTCAAACGGCGACTTCTCTGCCCGCTTCTGGACTTTCTCGCTGACAGTTTTCGGGAAAAGCTGCATTAGCTGACGGGCCGTCGGCTTCCAGCGACGATGAACCCGGTCAATCTCATAATGATAGTTTTCGGCCCATGCGACATCGCGCAGGTGCCAGCAGCGGTAAAGCAACCCTGTCAGGTCGCGATTAAGCTCGACCTGTAGGACGGCTTGACCGAAGGTCGCGAAGTCATGATCGCCTTCCTTCGTTGCCCGCTTGAAGCCGGAGCGCGTGTCGTCCATCGAAAGACGCATCCGCTCGCTGGCCCAATCAAGCCACTGGCGGGCGGTTGGATCGCGGTTGATTTCTTCTATCTGCGTCCGCGCGTGAAACCACGGCTGACCGCTTGGACGAAGCATCGCGCCAATCTGGTTGGCGAGGTCGCGCCGGCACATGGCCGGCACGCCTGTCATTAGGTGGGCAGCAAATTCCTGCCCGATAGAGCGCGTCGTCGTGAAGTCCGCGCGCTCAACATAAAAGTTTTCCGCAATGGACTGCCAAAGACTGACAATCTGGATGCGGGAGCTAAAGAGCCGTTCGCCATGCTCTATAAGCTCTTTAACGCGCGTCTTCATGGATTAACCGCCTAACGTGGAGCCGGTGTAGGTATTGCCGGGGGCAGTAGCCGCAGCGGCAGTCGTGTCAGTCGCGGAGGCAAGCTTGTTCTTGCGGCGACGATCACGCTCCTCCTGCGTCATGCCTTTTTCTTCCTCATTTGCACCGCCAAGAATGCTGGCTTCCTGACCGCGCAGACGGGCGTTAAAGGCGTTGCGAGCCGCCTCCATCGCCTGCGGCGAGGGCATATACTGTGTCGGCATAGAAGCTGTTGCGGTCGAGCCTTGAGGCGTAGACGGCGTGTAGGCCGCAGCCGCAGTTGCCGCTGCCTGCGCCGCAGCTTGCTGAGCCGCTGCTTGCTGCTGAGAAGCCTGAATCGTTGCAATCTGCTGCAACTGCTGAGCCTGACTGGCTCCACCACCACCACCTTTACCCATAGTCAGTTCCTTTCGAAGTCTAGCTCAAAGGCCACATATTTCGGCTTAAAGCCGTATTGCGGAATGCGCCGCAGAAAGCCCTTGCGTGCTATCGTCGTCATCGACACGCATCCGTTTTTCTCCGCAAACGCCTTTGCTTGCGGGAGAAGCTTTTCACAGATCGAATTAAAGTTTCCGGCGGCTATAAAGATATGAAGCTTGTTCACGCGCGGATAACGAACAAGCTCCGTAACGGCGCAACAGTCGTCGGCTTCCCAAAACTGGTAAATGCCTAACGCAATACCAGCCTCAATGTCGTCTATCGTGTGAGTGTTGCCGCCGCTTACGATTGCTTTGTCAAAAAGCTTTCTTAAGTTGCTTTCCGCCACTAACGCGGCCTCTTTTTCAAATTGGCGTATCCAAGGTTTGCCTGCGCCGGACGCTCAGACCATCCCTTGATGCGCTTCTTCACGGCCATGTCGCCTTCTGACATAGCCATAACAACCGCATCGCCCTTGTCGGTTGAACGGCCAAGGCGCTTGCGGATGTCCTCTTTTGACTCAATTTGTATGCCAGCCGATGTAAGCGCCCATGTCGGAGCGCAAAGATCAGACCGCAATTCAGGATCATGCGGCAGAGCTACCTTGCTTCCGCCTTCTTGATCCGGGTTAAGCGCCTCTCTAAAGCGCCACCAGACTTCCGCTCGCTTATTGCGGAATGTCAGTTTTGACCCGTCTTGCGCCAGTCTGGTTGACTTGTTGGCTGCGTTAAAGCGAACGCAATCTATTCCGTTGTCTTTAAGACGGGATAGTGTGTCGCCACCGTAACCGCCGCCCATATCAACGACCACAGGACAATTATCGCGACGATGCTTAACCACCAGCGCGGCGACCGATGATCCATCCGGCGTCTCCGATCCGTTGACCGCAACTGGCGGCAGATACCAACCGCCATAACGTCCTGACACGACAGTCCGGTCAGCGCCGCCTTGCGCGATGTCAACGGCCATAGCCGTCATTATCACGCCGTCCGGCTTACCAGTCTGCCAGCGGGCCTCCGCTTCAATAACCCATTGCGTCGGAATGACCTGATAATCCGCGTCGGCGCGGGCGGCCATAAAGTTACCGTCGCGCACCGCCGAACGAAGCGGTTCTGGCAGGCCGTCAAGCTTCGCCTGATAACCGGAGTCAACGAGATACGGATTGTCCTTTAGATAAGCCGGAACAAACGTCCTGCTCATCGGAATGGACGGCGCTTTATTGCCGGGAAGGCTGACAGGCGCAGGCCCGTCTACTTCCAAGTCAGACCCATCCGGCGCAGTCACATACCAGCGCAACTCACCCGGCTTTGCGGGATTAGGATGCGTAATATCCAGCCACGGCTTGAAGAAGCCGATGATCCAATCGCCTTCTGCGCTGATTGGCGGGTTGGTTGCAATCACCGCCCTGACACGCTGTCCGGCGGTTGTCGATCTCAGCCAGCCCAGATGAAAGCGGACTTGGCTTTCAAGAAGCTGCGTCCCTTCATCGAAAAACTTGTAGTCAAAGGCATGGCCCTGCCAGTCCTGTTCGTCGCCGGCGTGCTGACAGCCGGCAAACTGGACGTAGCGCCCGTCATCCGTCCGCAGAAGCGGCGGCGGGGAGCCATTATAGCCCTGACGCGATCCATGTATCTGTATTGCCCGCTCTGTCAGAGCAGACAGGTTGGCGTATTTGCGCCGGATGACCAATGAGCGCTGATGCTGCGTGAACGCCAGACCAAGGCCCAAATCAGTTTTTCCGCCACCGCCAGCACCGCCGTAAAGAAGAATGTCAGCAGCGCTAAAATAAGCTTCCGTTTGCGGGCCGGGAGACGGCATCCACTTTAAGGAAGAAGTAGCGCGAGCGGCGGCGTCAAGGATTTGCTGCCGCTCGGCCTCTGGCAAGCCCTGTAGACTTGCCAGCACTTCATCAAGAGCCGACAAAGGCTATTAGCCGTAGCTCGCCGTAGCAAGCGTAGCGCCGACGACGACTTCGCCGTCCGGCATCTGCGCGCACACCTTAAACGCCGTCTTCGCCGTATCCGTGATCGACAGGATATAGACGCCAGAAGCATTCGTCTGGACGCGAAGCGCCTTCTTGCTGGTCAGCGTGGCGATGTCAGCGCCGGAAGCGCCAGCGGCCACAGCACCCGAGGCCGTCGTCGCAGTCAGGCCAGAGCCCGTCGTGGCGTCCGACAGCCACAGGTCAAAGTTCATGACCTTTGAAACCGACGTGCCTTCGACATCGACAAGCTGACAAGTCACTTTGGTCTTGTTGCTGCCGTCAGTCGCGACCGTCATCGTAACCGAAAACGGGCGGCCAAGAAGGGCCAGTCGGTTTGAGTCATTATCCAACCCGGCGCGGCGGCCGTGAAGTTCAGTCTGCGTTCCAGCCATTTTATTCTCCTAGTGTAACGTGTTGCACATGCGACAAAATCCCGATGCCGCAAGAGCGACCGGGTTACACCATCTTTCGATGAGTGATTCTTAAGCGGCGATAGGCGTCTCAACCGGGGCAACGACAGCCGGCGCATTCGGATCAACCGGCCACACAACGCTCGTGACAGACGCGATAAAGGCGTCAATGTCAGCCGTCGCTTCCATGTCGCTAATCGCAAGCGCGCATGTCGTACGCACGGCTTCGCGGTAGGACAGCCAATCAGCCGGGATTTCCGTGCCGATTTCAGTCTTGCGCGTGACAAGCCAATCGGATGGATCAAGCATCGTCCAAGCCGTCTGGCGGAATTGAGAAGCCCATGTGGTTTTCAGGCCAACCAAGTCTTTCGGGATCGCCGTCCATGTGCCATCCGGGTTTGGCCCGCTAACCCAGAAAAATCTGTCATCTGGCCGGGGATAATCCGGTATTTCCGTAATGCCGATTGCAGCGCGTTCTTCCGGCGTGGCGAGACGCAGCCAGTTGGCGGGAAACGAAGTCCCATCATGCTCAAACGGTGTGTCCAGTTGGAGGACACGGTTATCAAGAATAAACACGGTCAGTCTCCATTTTTGGAAAGATATTTAATAGCTGCAAACATAGTTTCTACGTTATCCTTAAACTTTCCAAGTCCAAGATTGCAGCCTCGGCACAACAAGCCACGAACGCGCCCAGATGCATGGCAATGATCGACATGAAGCCGTTTATTCTCATCTTTATCGCCGCATATAGCGCAGACATAATTTTGCGCGACTAGCATTTCATCATATTGCTCTACGGTTATTCCGTAATTTTTGCGTAGGTCTGTTTTACGCCGTGTCTCAGTCAAGCCATGCTTGTAGTTTGGATGATCAGGCCCTTTTCTTAGCCTCGAACAGCCGCAGGACTTGGCACGTTTTGCGTTCCAATCTCCGGTGCTTACGGATATTTCTTTCCCGCAGTCGCAACGACACAGCCACATATAGCGGCTAAGCCTTCCATCCCTTCGCGCCAGCCCGACGACTTGTAATGACTGGTGCCTTTCTCCAGTCAAATCCTTAGGTGTTCCTTTGGGACGTTTCCGCCAGTAGCTAGCATCTTCTATGGCCGCAGACATCAGCGCGCCCTTGCGTAAGCAAATGGCGTCTCCGCAAACGCGGCATATATAAATGTCGCGCCGGAAGCATTTACGGATGACGATGTAAGTCTGATCTTAAATCCATTGGATAAAAGATCTACCATCGTTGTGGTGTTTTCTGCGTCGCTCAAGTTGGCCCAAACGGCGTGGTCTACTGCGTTGTATGTGTTTCGAGCGCTGTCCCACATAAACCAGTCATAGCCAGCACCGCCTGTTGATGAACATTTAATCATCACAAACTTTGGCCTAAACCCCGTGAACACGAACGGCCCATCCGCCGAACCATTCCCCGTATAGCTACCAAAGGCGCTGTAGCCCGCGACGGCGGCGAAGCAGTAGGCGACAAGTTTTTTGGTGCTTTCGTTTACACCGCCGCTTGAACCTACACTGAATACGCTTGACGTTGGCGAAGTAGAGTTCCACGCGGTTGCGTCAGTTGTCGCTGCCGATGTAGCATCAAGATATAGAATT